ACCTGCGCACGTTCGCGGCGGGGCGCGGATATGCCGTTCCTTCGGATGATGGCGAATGTAGCCAGATGCTGATGCAGGCAATGGACTATCTGGAAGGCAAGACATGGCGCGGCGAGCGCTCCAGTGCATCACAGCCGCTATCGTGGCCGCGTGCGGGCGTGCGCTTCGACGGCGTTGACCTGCGAGATGACACCATCCCACAGCGCCTGGTTGATGCGCAGTGCCGCCTGGCTCTCGAATCGCAGGAGATTGATCTCACGCCGTCGGTCGCTGGTGGTGGCGCGGTAACGATGGAGCGCGTAGAGGGCGCAGTCACGGTGCAGTACGAACCAGGTACGAATAAGGCGGCACCGTCATTCCCCTGGTTCTACTCCTCGTTGCGTGGGCTGGTGGTGGGCGGCAATCAGATCCGAATCGAAAGGGGGTGATATGCCAATCGACTACCGCCGCATGCGAAACACCGCAACGCGACTGCTGACCGAGAACGGGAAAGCTTATCCGCTTACCCGCGGTGGCGGCACTACCCGCGATCAGTCCGGCAAAGAGGTAACCACCCCGGCTATCACTGCGACCGTCACTGGCGTTGTCACTGAATACTCCTCTCGTGAAATAGATGGCTCTCTGATTTCTACTGGCGATAAAAAGCTGGCGGCCACAGCCGAAACGGAAGTGCGTATTGACGACCGCATCGAGATCGACGGCAAAGCATGGCGGGTGGTGCAGCCTAATCCGGTTAAGCCTGCCGATGTACTCATCTCCTACAACATCCAGCTGAGGGCGTGACTATGGCCAGCACTGTTAATCAGCCGTTCCTGGCTGCCATTCAGTTATTTGTGGATAGTTCGAAGCAGGAGATGGATCAGGCAGTGCGCCGGACGGGGATTAAAATCCTCGCTCAACTGGTTGAGATGTCCCCGGTGGGCCAGCCGGATATCTGGCAGGTCAACCAGACCGCGACGGCGTACAACACTGCGGTGCGGGAGCATAACGCGACCCTTCGCGATGACCCTGCCAACCTGACCAAATCGGGACGGCTTAAGCGTGGTCTGCGCGTAAATGACTCGATGGACATCAAAAAGCCTGAGGGCTATGTCGGCGGGCGCTTCAAAAACAACTGGTATGTGGGTTTCGACAGCCAGCCTACTCAGTCCAACGATACACCGGACGCTTCCGGCCAGGGTTCAAACTCCCGTGGCATGGCGGTGCTCGAGGTGTTCAGGGTGGGCCAGGTCAGCTCGATTTACTTCACCAATAATCTGCCTTATGCGGCAGCGCTTGAGAACGGGCATTCTGGTCAGGCGCCCGGCGGCATGGTGGGTATCACTGTGCTGGATGCCGCACAAATGTTCCGTGAGGCAATGAGCGAGGTGCGCAATGGCCAGTGACCAGTCAATGCGTATCGCTGGCCTGCTGGAGAGCCGTGTTGCGGTTATCTGCTCGTCGCTTGGCCTGCCGGTGGCCTGGCCGAACATCGCGTTTACTCCCCAGGATAATGTGCCATACGGGCGCGTTTATATCCTTCCTGCGCAGACCGTAGGGCAGGATCTGGAAGGCCAGTTGCGTACGTACCAGGGCATTCTCCAGCTCAATATCATTGCGCCAGCAGGCAGCGGCGTGACGCAGGTCAGGGGGATGGCAACGTCTGTTGCAGATGCCTTCCCCGAAGGACTGCCGCTGGTGGACGGGGATTTGACGGTTTACATCAACGGGCCACCGCAGGTACGTCCACCGATACAGGATCGCCCTACATCAGCATCAAACGGCAGTAGTGGCTCCATCACTTACACCACTCCCGTAAGCATGCAGTACCGCGCTGATTACTGACCCGCCATCCGGCGGGTTTTTTATTTCCTCAATTCAGGAGAATGCAATGGCATTCGCAATCCCTAACGGGTCACGTGTGAACGTGGCCAAGGCCTATCTTGCGCCGATTGTCTTCACAGCAGCCTCCAACGCGACGGAATGCGAACTGACCGTTGCCTCCGCTGCCGGGATCCTTGCGGGCGATGTTGTCTAGGTAAGCTCTGGCTGGCTCAAACTCGATAACATGGTGCTGCGCGTTAAATCGGTGACCGGCACCAAAATTGTGCTGGAAGCGTTTGATACCACCGATACCAAGAAATTCCCGGCGGGCACCGGCGCAGGCACACTGCGCAAAATCGACTCGTGGATCACCATGCCTCAGGTCATGACGCTCTCTACCGAAGGCGGCGACCAGCAGACCATCAGTGTCCAGTTCCTGGAAGATGATAAGGCCCGTACCATCCCGACGTTTAAAAACGCCGTGGTTCAGGTCTATACGTTCGCCCACGACCCGCAGCTGGCGATTTACAAGCGCCTCATCGACCTGGACGACTCCAGCGACACCACGGCGGTCTGGTTCCACAACCCTCGCGGGAAAGCGGATCGTTACTACTCTGCCAAAGTGTCGTTCCAGCGCGTGCCACGAACCGAAATCAACGCTGTGGAAAGCAACGAAGCGCGCATGAACTTCGAATCGGATATGCAGATTTACCCGATCGGCGACTCCTCCGCTATGCCGCTGGCCTTCCTGACTGACCTGCCTGCAACCAAATCGGTCGCTTCTGGTTCAGCGCTGGATCTGGCGGTGGTCATGCAGGGCGGTTCCGCGCCTTACACGTACGTGTGGAAGAAAGGCGGTACCGCTATCCCGGGCAAAACGGCTTCGACGTTCAACATCCCGTCTGTGGCATCCGGCGATGCTGGCTCTTACACCTGCGAAGTTACCGACGCCGCGGGCAAGACCATTACCTCTGGCGCGTGTGTCGTCACGATCAGCTAACCACTCTGGCCCGGTTCGCCGGGCTTTTTTACGGCCCCATCCTGCATCCTTCTAAGGAACCGAAATGACCCAATTCTCTCTGATCCCAAACCCGACCTTTCCCGCCACTGCCAGCATCCCGCGCGCTGGTGCCGAAGACGGCAAGCTAACCTTAACCTTCCGCCATAAGACGCTCGAAGAGCTGCACGCCATGGATGAGAAGCTGCGTAAAGGTGCCGAAGGCAAAAAGTCCCTTATCGAGCCACAGGCCGACTACCTGATGGAGATCGTTGATGGCTGGGCACTGCCTGACGAGTTTAACCGCGATAACGTGGTGGTCCTCCTGCAGAACTACCCGCGCGCATTCGACAACATCGGCATGGCCTATACCAAAGAGCTGATGGGTGTACGAGAAAAAAACTGAGGCAGGTCGCCGCAGCGTTGTACACGCCGGGACCGACTCTCGCGGAGTTAGCCGCTTTTGGTTTGACGCCTGAGGACGTAGAGGAAGAGGTGGGGATCCTGCCGTCGGTATGGAAATCATTCACCATATTCTCTGCACTTGCGACTCAATGGCGTGTTGGCGCGGGCGGGGCGACCGGCCTTGATTACAACGTTCTCCCCTGGGTATTTGAGTTACACGGGGTTGATGATGCGGCGGCCTGCATGGCTGACCTTCAGATTATGGAAAGTGAGGCTCTCAAAGTAATGCACAAGGAGACGAAATAATGACAGACCAGATCGCCTCGATTACTTTGCGGGCCGATGTTTCTGACCTGAAAACTGCCAGCAATGAGCTGGATAAACTCGGTGAAGCCGCGGCAGGTGCCGTCGGCAAAGCTGATGACCTTAACAGCGTTTTCCGCGCTGGTGCTGAGTCTGCAAAGCAGGGCAGCGAAGGCATCAAGGAGCAACAGGCTGCGCTGAAAGGCCTGCTTGAGAATATCGATCCGGTAAACAAGGCGCTGAACCGGCTGGACGAGCAGCAGGCCGCGCTGCGTAACTTCCAGACCAAAGGCTTTCTGGATACCGATGATTTTCAGCACTACAACAAAATCCTGGACGATACCCGGCTTAAGCTGACGGATACCGGCGAAGCAGCTGCGCGTGCCCAGGCAGAACTCGCGGCCACTCAGGCGGCAGAGAAGCAATCAGCCGCGCTGAAGAACCTGCTGGGTTCAATCGACCCGACGATCCGCGCATTCAACTCGCTGGACGAGCAGCATGCGCAGCTGGTGGCACACTTCGAAGCAGGGCGCATTAACGGCACCCAGTTCGAGCATTTCAACACCATCCTCAACCAGACGCGTGAACGGCTCTCTGGCGTGGCTGACGTGCTGCCTGAGGCGCTATCCCGACAGGAGGCCGCTGCACGCCGCGCTGGAATTTCTGTGGGACAGTACAGTGCTGCGCTGCGCACGCTCCCGGCGCAGTTTACCGATATTGCTACTCAACTGGCAGGTGGACAATCCCCATTCCTGATCCTTCTACAGCAGGGTGGGCAGATTAAGGATTCCTTCGGGGGCCTCGGTCCAATGCTCCAGGCTCTGAGGGATGCATTATTTGGCTTTAACGAAGAAAGCAGAGAGACTGCTGAATCGGCAACAAACATCAGTGATGCTGCTGAAGGTCTTAATAACACGAGTGAGGCAGCGGAAAAACTGGGGCGGGCGGGTGGTCTGCTAAATACCTTTAACCTTGCTATTGCGGGTTCTGTAGCCGTTCTGGCTATTCTGGCGGGAGCTGCATATAGCTCATCCCAGCAGTTCGACAATGTTGCCAGATCGCTCATTTTGATGGGAGGGGCTGGCTTCTCATCAATGCAGCAATTGAATGACGCGGCAAAAGATGTTGCAGAAAATGCTGGCGCGTCCCTGGCTGATTCTGTTGATACCCTGGTACAACTTAATGACACCGGGAAGTATACCGCCGACCAGATGACTAAAATCGCCAAATCCATTATGGCTATGGGCGATGCTGGCCTCGATACGAAGGCTGCGCTGGCGGACTTTTCACGGCTGGCAAGCGATCCTATTAAGGCGCTGGCAAGCCTTAATCAGCAATATGGCTTTGTTGATGAAGCTATGATGAAGCACATCATCACCCTTGAAAAAGCTAAGGGCAAAACAGCAGCTGCAAACGAAGCGATAACGTTGTTTGCCAGCACTATGGAGGACCGTAGCAACAAAATTGTTGAGGCCACCGATAATATCGGGCAAGCCTGGAACGGACTAAAAGCCTCCTCTTCCGACATTTTCGGCCAAATCGGGATTACAGTTCGGGCCTGGGGCAATCAAATCATTGATATCTTCAAATTGCTGAAAGCATCCATCAATGATTTGTTTCTGAATCTCACCTCGCTTGACGCTAAATTCACCGGAACAGTTGCCGGATGGGCTGAAAAAATTCCTAGTGGTGGTGCGCTGGCAAATTTCCTTGGCATGGATGTCGAGGCAATGAAAAAGGCTGGGGCTGAAGCTGACAAAGAAATCGCAGCCAATAAAAAACGCTACGATGAACTCTGGAAACGGATCTCCGCACCAAACGCGCAAGCTAATTACGAGGCTGAAGCGCGAGGAACCTCGGTCAAGGGTGAAGGGGGTACAAGTCGCGAATCGAGAGATGCAGTTTCGAAGCTTACCCAGGACTCTGCCAAAAAGACCAAAGAGGCAAGAGCTACGCTGGATGCTGGCGATCGCACCCTGGAGAACTACCGCGCCCAGGCCAGAACCCTAACGGAAACGCTCGAAACCCTGCGACAGACCGGCGATCTTCACGCCAAAAACACTGAGTTCAGCAAACAGCAATCGCATTTTGCCGAATTGGACGAGGCCGCTAAAACCCGTGCGCTGACTGCCCAGGAGAAATCTCTTCTATCGAACCGTGAGGCCATCCTCAACGCCGCCAAAGTTGTGGATCAGAAAAATAAGGAAGTTGAGGCCCAGCAGAAAATTAACGGGCTGGCGCAGCAGGCAACAAAATTCGCCGAGCAGCAGGCTGCGAAACGCGCGGAAATAGCTGCGGCAGCCGAGGGGATTTCTACTAGAGAGGCCGAACGACTGGCTACTCTGCAGCGAATAACTGATGCTTACGCTGATAATCTTTCTGCTCAAAAGGAAGTGTTGGCCCAGCAGCGTCAAACCTACAAAGAAGAGGATGAGCTTAGGTCTAACTGGCTTGCTGGAGTCAAACAAGGATGGGCCGATTATGTTGATGAAGCGACAAATGCTTACGATGCAGTAAAAAACGTCGCTGGCTCAACCCTCAATGGTCTGTCAGATATGCTGACAAGTCTAATGACCACAGGGCAGGCCTCAATTAAGGAATTCGGCAAATCAATGCTGAAGATGATAGTTGATGTCACTAACCGATTACTGGTGGCATATGCAGTACAGCAGGCTATGGGCTGGATCAGTGGTGGTGCTGGTGGTGGGAACACTCCTGGCGGTGCATTTGCCAATGCTGCCTCTGGTGTAACGTTCAATGCTAAAGGCGGGGTCTATGATTCGCCGGGCTTAAGCAAGTATGTGAATGGCGTCTACGATTCACCTCAGTATTTTACGTTCCAGGGGGCCTCTAAGTTTGCCAAGGGTGGTGTATTTGCCGAGGCAGGCGAAGAGGCAATCATGCCGCTTACGCGGGATTCTGCTGGAAGACTAGGTGTCAGGGCTCAGGGCGGTGGCGGATCAGGACACCAAATCAACGTTGATATTTATGTCGACAATAAAGGGAACGCGACTACAAATACAAGCGGGGGTGGAGACGCGGCTGCTCGCGCACTGGCAGAGCGTATGAAGCAATATGTCCAAGAGGGAATTATCAGGGCCATTAGGGATGATGGAGCTATTGGTGGTCGCTTTGCGAAAAAATAACATCATCTTGCTGCGTTACATTCTGACATCCCCTGGTTATCATCTGTAAAACCATGACAATCAAGGGGATGATAGTGAAAAAGTGCGTTTTAGTTTTGTTTGGTGCCTTACTACTCAGTGGCTGTATGTCTACGCCATCCTCAACTGAGCTGAGCAATGCCTACTATGGGGATCTTCCTCAGTATTACGAAGGGCAAATTAAACAAACTATTGGTGATAGGCTCAAGGATGCCGACTCGGCTAAATATCAATTTGGAACACCGTCAAAAGCCTATCTTCAAGGTGGGATGGCTGAGAACTTCAAGATGTATTATGGCTGGGCTATTCCAGTCCGCGTAAATGCCAAAAACAGTTACGGCGCGTATGTGGGCTATCAGGATTACATGTTTATGTATCTTAATAATAATCTGATTGATGCAACACTGAAGTTCAAGACTGGATACGCTAAAACAATTTGACCACCAAGCCCCGCCCGGGGCTTCCATGACAGCCCACTCATGTGGGCTACATGTTCTTGCAACCATGCCCAATCACACATGACTGTCTGATTGTAGTAATGCGTTCAGCTGCTTTTTCAGTTATGTAATCCTGCGCCAAACCAGCGCAAATTGTGACAATCAACACGATTAGCCAAACCCGGTTCATTTGATCCTCTAAACAAATATGAAGCGATGGTGCAGTGCCGCTCTGTGGCGGTTTGATAGCCCACTCAGGTGGGCTTTTTGATATTGAAAGGGCGACCGCAGCCGCCCAGCTGTTAGTAGCAAGTGCCGCCCGCGTGATGCGAACCAGTTCCACCATGCGGATGTGTACCTTTCGGGCAAGCCATTGCGTTAGTGGTCATCAAGCCGAATGCTGCTACCAGTAACAGTGCTAGTACTTTTTTCATTTGTTAATCCTTACCAATATTAATGTAATGCGATGGTTATGCAGGTTATTGTAATAAGAACTTATGAAGTAAAAACTTTGTAAATAACAAATAAAATAAATAAGCAAATAAGATTGCTAATTATGCTGCTGCCTTTTTTATTAGCAGATTTTCTCCCTGAAGTACCGGTGGTGTATGAAATTCCAGTGCCAGGAATGCCAAGCGTTGTTTTTACGCCTCTACTGCTGATATTTGTAGTACAGCCGCTTTTTCCGATTGATGTGCTTACGCCGCTTTTGCTGATATTTATAGCGAGTCCGGGAGCAATTCGGATCCGTTTGCGAAATCTAAACCCCATTGGAAACTCCTTTAATTAAAGATGCGATGGGGCAGGGCCGCTCTGTGGCAGCTTATAACGCCAGGTTAGATTTTGACATATCAAAGGGTGTCTTAGCTAATCTTAGTTGATTGAAAGTCGAGCAGTTGATTTGAAGGGGGCGAAATACTACAGCAACCTACAAGAAGCACATTGTCATCTGGACTTTTGAATTAGCCGCTGTGGTGCTACACCCTCCGAATGAGTTCATGCAGAACCGACTAACCACCAAGCCCAGCCCGGGGCTTTCAACCACAGCAAGCCTCGCTAATGCGGGGCTTTTTTTATGGAGCAAACATGGCAGTTGAAACATACAGCTGGCGCTCGCAGCTCGGCGCTGGCCCTGTTGAATATAGCCAGACGGTGCGTGCGGCGCAATTTGGCGATGGCTATGAGCAGGTTGCCGAGAACGGCATCAACTCCACGGCGATTCAGGTGCCGATGAAACATACCGGCACTGAGACAGAGGTAAACGCAGTGCGCGATTTCCTTCTTGTTCATACCGTGAAGGCCTTCATCATTACGCCGCCGGGCGAAGAGAAGGGGCTGTACCGCGTTGTCGCCGACTCTGTTCGCAAAAACCAGATCAACAGCAAGTTTGCCGAGCTGACATTCACCATTAAGCGCGCCTATGGCGTATTTGCCTGAGGTAGGACATGGCAGCACTGATTGATACAGCAGCGAAGCTGGCACCAGGTGGCAGGGTCCGCCTGGTCGAAGTGGATGCCTCAGAGTTCAGCGGCGGGATCCACCGCTTTCACTACAGCCCGTTTCCCCATACGCCTGCCGAGATTGACGCTGCGAACGGCGACGAGGCCAGGCTGGGGCCGAAGCCTATCATCTGGGATGGCAACGCCTACGAGTTCTGGCCTTTCCAGATTGCCGACCTGGCGCTTTCAACGGATCAGGCCGCAGAGCCAAAGCTCAGCGTGTCTAATCTCGACGGCCATATCACTGCGCTGTGTCTCCAGTTTAAAGACATGGTGAATGCAAAGGTGAGCATCATCGACACCTACGCGGTTTACCTCGATGCGGTGAACTTCCCGGGCGGTGTTAATCCCACAGCAGACCCGACGATGTTCTCCCTGCAGACCTTCTGGCTGGACACCAAAATCTCTGAAGATGACGAGATGGTGTCCTGGTCGCTCAGCAGCCCGGCTGACCTGCAGAACCTGGTTATACCCACCCGGCAGATCACCTCGCTCTGCGAATGGGCACTGCGCGGACAATACCGCAGCGGTGACGGCTGCACCTACAACGGCACGGCATATTTCGATGCGAAGGGTAATGCGATAGCGGACCCGGCGTTTGATGTATGCGGGGGTTGCCTCAGTGACTGCCGCAAGCGTTTCGGCGCCGGGCTGGCAGAACCGAACACTGCCGTTCTTGATTTCGGCGGCTACCCGGCGACA